ATGAAACTAGGGCAACAACTAAGGGTATTAATAAGCAAGAGAGGGAGAGCCCTCTTAGATACTAAAGGTAATAAATGGGAAATCTTCGAGCAACTAGAGGAGACAATAAGCACCATCACAGGGCAAGCAATCGAGATAGTACACGAAGATAGCAGTATCTTCAATCTATATGTCGATAATGAGCCGACCCTTTGGGTAGGTGATGGGCTCACAGCATATGAACTCTACATTCTAGAGGGTGAGCTTGAGCGATTAGTAAGCCCTAAGGGTTATAAAGTGCAGTTAGTAGAAGCAAGCGAAGAAGAAAGAGAAACACCATCATTTTGGAGCGGTGAAGATTTACCATTTTAAAACAAGGGGATACACCATGAGCACATATGAAAAACTATACGAAACATACGAAAAATACATGATTGAAGCGGACGAAATGATACGAGACGCATATAAAACAAAGATAAAACCTGAGTACGAAGATGTAGACCTACTCAGAGGGAAGCTACTGGCTATCAGTGAAATCACATCTAATGAATTTATGAGCAAGAAAGCCAAAGAGCAAGCAAGCGAACTGGCTTATATGGTAATCGAAGTATAGGAAAGGAAGTACAGCCATGTTAAACACAAGAGACCTATTCGAGCAACTTAAAAGATACCACAGCGAACAAACAGCACTAACATTTATACAACTGATTGTAATTGACGACCTAAAGGGCGACCTTGAGCCCTTAACAATTTGGGAAGTAACAGAGCGACAAGCCGAAGAGCTAGGCTATAGACCAGTCCCTTATTGGTTATTTGAAGAGACTGGCATAACTGAAGAAGCCTTCACGCTGTTCCTTCAAGAAAACGGATACAGCCCTACAGAAGGCGAGGACTATTTATATATCGGTACGACAGCGGAAGGATTAAAGCAATACATAAGCCTAGAGCGTTACTTTAATTTTATAGGAGCGTAGCAGATGACTAAGAAAGAACTAGAACAACAATGTCGTAGCTTCCAAATAACAAGCCGACAACTGGCGAACACCTTGCACAAGCTGAGGGACAGCATAGAGAAGATAGAGCAGGAAGCAAAGGAACATGGAGGAGAGCTAGCACCCATGGAAGCCATGAGACACGAAAAACTATATCAACTCTATAACAAAACTTATGAGGACATAGCGGAGACGCTGGCAGTGTTCCCATAGGATACCTAATTAAATACACCTATTGAAACCTTGATTTGTCGATAGGTGTATTTTTTATACCCAATTTTAGGCTCAAGGGTGGTCAAGACGTAGAAGGCGGTAAGCCTACAGCCGACCACTGGGAAGGACAAGACATATGAAAAGCGTAACAATAGAGCAACAAATAGAACTTGAACAATATTATACTACCCTAGCTCAAGAGAGCTTCAAGAAAAAACTGGAGCAAGCAAGAAATCAAGGCAGGATAACAAGCCAGCCATTAGGCTCAGGCTTGAAAAACTTATTTGTCGAAGCCCTAGCGACTAACATTGGATCATGGGTAGACGAACAGACCAAGCCAAAGCGAGGGGTGAGCAAGAAATATGTACCGCTTCTCAGAGCTATGCTAGAAGCCTTTGGACGAGAAAACTTGATACTTAATATCTGTGCAACAGTGCTAGAGCGTGCAGTTAATGAAACCCTAGCAACCGACCACAAGGCTAATGTATCAAGCTGTGCAATGCAGATAGGCAAGTCCCTATACTACAACGGATACACTGAAGCATACCTCAAGCAAGACGGAACAGGTACCCAAGTCAATCGTATCCAAGAAGGGCTCAATAAGAGAGCTTATCAAGGGCAGAAGGAAAGACATATAGCCAACGTAATGAAGAAAAATAAATTCGAGTGGGTCAAGTTTGAAAAAGCAGTAATCATGCTACTAGGGGTAGACCTTTTATATATCCTAGTGAAATCTACAGACCTAATCAAGGTTACAGAATGTAAAAATAGTATCCATTACCTAGAGCCAACTCAAAAGCTATTGGAGACATACCGCTATAATGCAGACTTCATCAGCAAGTTTATTGTCGATAGAACACCGACCATTATCAAGCCTAAACCATGGGACGACCTAAGTCATGGAGGATACTATGGGGCAATGGCGAACCGCTTGCACTTTATGAGAATTAATCATTTAGTGGGCAAGACTAAAGTAGTTAAAGGCTACCTAAAGAAAATCAGGGACGTTGACTTGAGCAAGATATATAGTGCAGTCAACGCAATACAAGAGACCTCTTATCGTATCAATAAAGATATGTATGAGGTTATCAATAACATCATTGAACAAGGCGGTGGACTGGCAGGCATAGCAAACATGGAGCCTCATGAGCCAGAGCCTAAGATGAAGTTTAAAGAGACAAAGAAAGATTTTAATAAACGCTTCGGCAAATGGATAGAAGTCGAAGTGGCAAGACGTAGTAAAGCCCTTCGAGTGTTAAGGATCTTTAGATACGCTAAAGAATTCAAAGACTACGACAATATCTACTTCCCTTGCAATATCGACTTCCGTGGACGTATCTATCCGATACCTTTATTTAATCACCAAGGTGATGACTTTATGAAATCATTAATCATCTACAGCTACCCTGTACCGCTCAAGGATAGCCAAGATATAGAGCTCTTGTACTGGCAAGGGGCGAACCTATGGGGCAACGACAAAGTATCTCATGCAGAGCAAGTCGAATGGGTGAAAGCTCACCACTCTCATATTGTCGACAGTGCAAAGAACCCTTTGGAATACCTTTGGTGGACAGACGCAGATGAGCCGTTGCAATTCTTAGCATGGGCTATGGAATACGTCAAGTCCCTTGAGTACTACGACAAGAACAAGACATATGAAGGCTACAGTAGCCCTTTAGTAATTGCCTATGATGGCACCTGCTCAGGGCTACAGCACTACTCAGCAATGCTTAGAGATGAAGTAGGTGGAAGTGCAGTAAATCTTGTCGACCACGACAGACCTGCCGACATTTATCAACAAGTAGCCGATAAAGTACTCAAGATTGTCGAGAAGGACGCTATGAGCGGTACTCTTGATGAAGTCGAAAAGGAAGAAGTCGGTGGTGGACAAAGGGTACACTTCGGTACACGCTCAATGGCTCAAGCGTGGTTAGCTCATGGAGTAACACGCAAAGTCGTGAAGCGTAACGTAATGACACTAGCTTATGGCAGTGGTCAATATGGCTTCCAAGAACAGATCCTAGAGGATACGACAAAAGGTAACCCTCACTTCGACCGCTTTGCTGTACCTTGTGCGAAGTACATGGCAAAACTGGTATGGCAAGAAGTACAGACCACTGTAGTCAGTGCTACAGAAGGCATGAAGTATCTAAAAGCACTAGCTAAAGTACTCACAAAGCATGGACTACCAGTAAATTGGTGGACACCTTTGGGGCTACCAGTACAGCAACAGTATCTGAAAATGGTACCACAATGCTTCCGTACACGCTTCGGAGACAAAGTGCGGTGGTGGTACTACTATCAAGACGTAGCAGAAGATGAAGCACTAGACGCTAATGGTCAGAAGAATGGTATAGCACCTAACTTCATTCATAGCCTTGATAGCACGCACTTGATGATGGTAGTAAACGAAGCAGGTTTGTCGAACTATACGACAATTCATGACAGCTTCGGTACATCACTAGGAGAAGCTAGGCACCTGCAAGTAGTAATTCGTGAGCAACTATATAAGTTATATACAGAGTACTCACCTATAGAAGAATTCAAGAAATATGTAGAAGAAATGACTGGAGAAGATTTGTCGGATATACCTGAGCCACCAAAAGGCACGCTAGACCTAAAGAATATCCTAACAAGCACCTTCATTTTTCACTAAGTATTTTAATTGGCCTACAAGATAGAGGAGCACTCACGCTCTTCTATTCGTGGCACTAGAGTTAATAGAAAGGACACACGAACGATGAAATACTTAATTAACATGAGAACACTAACAGTAGTGGGCATTGAGCTTGACGACACCAATGTACACGACAAAGAAGTCTTGATGAACATCGAGACAACAACTGGACGACTATTACCAGTAGCAATTAAAGAAACACTACTAAACGAGGAGGTAGATTACTAATGTTAAACTTCAGACCTATTACAGAACCATTCATTAAACTATGCGGAGATATGGCAGAAGAAATAAAACAGCTTAAATATGAGAACGCAGAGCTTAAAGAAATGCTAGAAAGTACTAGACATGACTTATTTTACACTAGAGAACAAAATAGATTTCTAAGTGAAAGTCTGGCAGATTTACAAAACGAAAAACGAAAAGACCTTGAGAAGCGTGTAGCAGATCTTGAAGAGCAGTTAGTAAAAAAAGTATTCCTATTAGATGACAACGGCACACCGATCAAGAGCTTCACACTAACTGGAAAACTGACAGTTATGGACAAGCCTACTGAAGAGAAACTAGAGGTAGGCAAGTGGTATGACGCTAGAACCTTTGAGGTAGAAACACTCAAGAAACTGCTTCCAGTTGGTACTTTAGTAACTATTATAGCTGAATGGGATATTGATGAAAAAAGAAACTTAACAAACTGTGATAGATACAGAACAGAAGTATCACCAGTAACATCAATAGAAAGCGAAGTAGATGAACAGGGAAGAGAAGAAACAAATATTTATGTCGACAGATATAAAGTAGTCCCTAATTACTGGTTTAAAATTCTAAAGGAGTACTAATGACTAAAAACATCAGAGCACAACAAGTACACTACAGACGACTACAATTATTGTATTTGATCCAAGTATATTTATCAGGGAACTGGAGATAACATCATGAATACAAATAGCAAACATTACGAACTATTAGCAATCGAACCATGGGACATTATGGAAGCAAACTTCCCACCTGAGCAATTTGTCGCATACCTTAAAGGTAACATCATTAAGTATACCTTACGAGACAAAGGGCAAGCCTTAACGGACGCTCAGAAAATCAAGCACTATGCAGAGAAGCTAATTGAAGTACTTGAGACTAAAGAAAACGATAAGGATAACTGGACTATTACTGGAGTGAAGCCAGAGGAGCCTGAAGTTAAACATAAATTTAAAGTAGGTGATCGTGTAAAGATAAAAAACATGGATCAATACAAAGGGGTAATTATTAGAACACCAACAGAGAAGTACACATATAAAAATAGCTATCTAATTTGTTTAGACAAGAACTTACTAGGTTGGAAAGCCCTTAGAGATAAGGAAGGTATTGACGCTGAGAACGTATGGCAAACTAGAGAAAACGATATTGAATTGCTTCAAGAAAAACAAAAGAAAACCCTAGAACCTAACAAATGGTATGACGCTGAGGACTTTACTGTAGAAGAACTAAAGGAACTACTGCCAGTAGGTACTAAGGTAATCGTAACACTAGAGCATGACAGTAGACGTACACCTGACCTTGAAAACGAAAAGCTAATGTCAACTTTAGTAAATGATTTTGGCTCTATCTATTTAGAGAACTGTACACGAGTTGGAGTAACAGGCTGTTGCTTCTGGAGACGTTATTTTAAAATCGAAGAGGAGAACTAAAATGGAACCAATCATCAGCCCATGGTTAATCTATGCGTTACCGCTAGTAGATGCACTTATCTGTACCTTAGCTGTAGTAGCAATGCTTGCAGTAACAGTCTTAGTTATAATTTACACAGACTACGACTTTTACGATAAAAGAAACTCTAATGAGGTAAAAGCAATATGGGCAATACTTATTATTAGCACTCTATTAGGTATCTTTATTCCATCTAAAAATACGCTAATTGCTATGTACATTGCAAATCATATAACACCTGATAACCTAAGCAACGCTCAAGAAATCATTACGACCATTATTAAACAAGCACATTAAGTAAAGGAGAACTAATGGCACGCACAAGCACTAAGAAAGCACAAGAAGAAACAATCACACTGAATGGTGAGCAGGTACTCATCGAACTACTTAACGACAACGCAGTAATTCCTGAAGCTAAAACTGAAGGGGCAGGCTGTATGGACATTACAATTCCAATGGCAGTCTCAGTACCACCAGTAGCAGTCCAAGTACAAGCTACAGAAATTCCTTTAGGCTTCAAAGTAGCAATTCCTAAAGGGCACACATTACGGATCCAGTTGCGTTCCAGTGTAGGACGAGACTATCCAATCGCACTGGCAAACATTGAAGGAATTGTCGATGAGGACTTCAGAGGTGAAGTAAAGTTATTCGTCCGCAACTTCAGTAAACAAATTGTATATCTTGAAGAAGGACAACGTATCGCTCAGTGTTGGCTTGAGAAAACATTGCCAATGACTTTTGTCGAAGGTGAAGTCATCGAGGATACTGAACGAGGAACTGTAAGCGGTTCCACAGGAAAATAATAGTTATCTAAGGGCACTCTTAATGAGTGCTCTTTTTATTTTGTCAATTAAAGGAGAACATACATATGGCAAAAACAAAACTAGGAAAAGATTTTAAGCTAAATGGTACAGCTTGTTGGGCACACACTGACAGCCCTGAGACATACGATGGCAATGAGATTGGTTATTCCATCATGGTGAAATTGGAGAACGATGAGAAAACTGAAGCCTTCAAGAACGCACTAGAGGAACTCTTCAACGAAGTAGAGGAACAACTAGACAAGAAAGCTAACCGCAAAGTACCAATCAATTTGTCTGTTAAAGAGGACAAAGAATATGGTGAGTGCTTCAAAGCTAAGACTAAGCATGAGTACAAGAATAAATTAACTGGCGAATTAGTTAAGAAAACACTTCCAGTATTCGACAAGTATGGCGAGCCACTTCCTAAAGGTACAAAAATTGGTAACGGCTCTACAGTACAAGTAGCTGTTACTGCTGACCCATATATCATGAACGCTAAGAACTATGGTATTACTTTACGTCTCAATGCAGTACTTGTAAAAGACCTTAAAGAATACAGTGGTGGCGGTAGTGCTGAAGGCTATGGCTTCGATGTAGAAGCTAAAGGCGAAGGTGCAGTAGGCGACAGTGATGACGTTGAATGGTAACCACTGATGGCTAGAGGTTGGAGCTTCAGTCGCTTAGGGGGCTTCAAGAAGCGAGCCGACAAATCTACACGCAGTAACTTTGAAAGCCAAGTGAAGGCTAACCTTGAGAAAGCAAAAGTACCCTTTGAGTATGAGACATTAAAGGTTCCGTACACTACAAGTCATTTTTATAAACCTGACTTCATTTTGTCGAATGGAATTATTGTCGAAGCCAAAGGGCTTTTTCTTCCTGAGGACAGGAGCAAGCACTTAACAATCAAGAAGCAACACCCTGAGTTAGACATAAGATTTTTATTTATGAAGGATCAATACATAAGCACTAAGACAAAAGCTAATAAGTATAGCGACTGGTGCAAGAAGAATGGCTTCCAATACCACATCGGTACAGTCATTCCTAAGAAATGGATAGAAGAGGAGAAAAGAGGTGAACAGAATTAAAACATACGGCAAACTAAAGGAACGCAAGGAGACTAAATACATTAAAGTAACTCAGTATGCATTGCATGACCAAGACCCTGAGGTTATCTTGAAGAACAGCCAAAAGGCAGGCTACTTATTCTTCCCACACCACTACTTAATAACTGCTGATGGACAAGTAAACAAATTCCGTCCTGAAGAAGCAGTAGCATTTGGTGAAGTGGACAACTATGACACTACTATCAGTGTACTAGCAGACATTACAGAAGAAGCTCAAGTAGCTCTTGAAGTTGTACTCAATGCACTACGAGAGAAATATAAAGGAGTTGAAATCATTGAGTGATACACGAGAGGAGCTTAGAGAGTACCAGTGCATGATGGACAGGAAGCATAAGTCTATCACTATCTATGCTAAACGAGTTGAGCTCTACGAAGTTGAACTAGAGGACGTAACGGAAAACGAAGCAATCGCTTATGTTACTGAAGCAATCTCAAGCAACGACTTAGAGCCTGACGATGTAGACGTATCAGTCGAAGATATGGACATTCGATGAGCTCTTCAGAAATTCTAAGGGCTCATCTACCTTGCCCTGACTGTGGATCATCAGACGCTCTAAGCGAATACACTGATGGGCATACATATTGCTATTCATGTAATGCACTGCACAATAGCAATGAGATAAAAACGACAACTAAGTATGAGGACTTCATCAGTGATATGTCGCTCAAACCTTTAAAGGCTAGAGGTATCACTGAGAGTACCTGTAGGAAATACCAGTACTACTATACAGAGTACAAAGGTAAGCCTTGCCAAGTAGCTAACTACTTCGATGAGAATGGTACTCTTGTCGGACAAAAGCTCCGCTTCCAAGACAAGTCCTTTGCAGTTAAAGGCAAGCTCAGTACGACATTCTTTGGGCAACAACTGTATAACAATGGAGTACGTCTTATCATTACTGAAGGTGAAATCGACTGCTTAACAGTTAGCCAACTACTGGGAAATCAAGAGCCAGTCGTAAGTATTCCCTGTGGAGTACAGAGTGCTAAGAAAGTATTTGAAGCTAATCTCAAATGGCTTGAAGGCTTCAACGAGGTAGTAGTCGTATTCGACAATGATGACGCAGGACGCAAAGGAGCAAAAGAAATTGAAGGTATTTTGTCTCCTGAGAAGCTCCGTATAGCTGTACTAAAGCAGTACAAAGACCCTAATGAGTATTACATCAACGACAAGGGTAATGAGCTTTTAGAAGCTCTAGAGAACGCAAAGAAGGTAACACCTGAGAATATCATCAATGCTGATACGTTACTTGACGACCTCTTAGAGGAGCCTGAAGAAGTAACTGGGTACTCACTACCATGGGCTGTAAAGGCAGACAAAATGATACGAGGAGTACGCAAAGGTGAAATCACAATGCTAACCGCAGGTACTGGTATAGGTAAGTCCACAATGATCAGGGAGATAGGCTACCACTTAGTCATGGAGCATGGCTTGAAGATAGGCTCAATGATGTTAGAGGAGAACGTCCTTAGGACTTCTAAAGGCTACATCGGTTTATACCTAAACAAACCAGTACACCTTAGTCGTAAAGGTATATCTAACGACCAATATACGGAAGCATTTAATAACACCTTAGGCACTGGTAAGTTTGTCATGTATAACCACTTTGGTTCCCTAGACAACTCATCAATTCTTAATGCTATACGCTATATGGCTGTAACGGAAAAGTGCGACTTTATCCTTATCGACCACATCAGTATAGCTGTAAGTGGCATTGAGAGTAACAATGAGCGAAAGCTGATTGATATTCTTATGACACGCTTGAGACAACTATGCGAAGAGCTAGGGGTAGGACTTATCTGTATTTGTCATCTTAAACGAGGAGATGGCAAGAAGAGTGCTGAAGAAGGCGGAAGTATCTCCCTAGAGGACTTGCGAGGAAGTCAAGCAATAGCTCAGTTGTCGGACACAATCATAGCACTAGAGCGTAACCAACAAGCTGATAGTGATGTAAAGAAAAACTTAGTACAAATTCGAGTATTGAAATGTCGTCAAACTGGTGATACAGGAATAGGCGGAAAACTTTGGTTTAACAAAGAGAAAAACCGATTAGAAATTCCTGACGCAGACCTAATGAACGACATAGAAAGTGATAATGAGGTTCCTGAATTTTGACGAACAACGACAAGTACATGGACTGGTTAGAAAGTGAAGTAGCAAATGCTAAAGACGAAATGATGAGCTCTTTAAATCTACTTGACCACGACCGAGCACAGATCAAGTACATTACTTTATTGAAAACCTACAACAAAGCAAAGGAGTTAGCCTTATGAAAATTCCAGTAATGGGACAAGGTGTAACTCTAACAGAACTGCCTAATGAAATTGCAGTATTCTTTGAGATTGGTAATTGCAAACAGCACTGTGAAGGCTGTCATAGTCCTGAACTTTGGAAGGACGAAGGAGCCAAGTGGCTGACTGTAGATGACCTAAAGGAATACATCAAGACACAACGAGGTATCACCGCAGTTGTATTCATGGGTGGTACGACAAACTATGATATTGACCCTGAAGAATTCCTAGAGAAAATCGTAAAGACTATCTCTAAAGAATATCCAGTAGGGCTCTATCATGGCTGTATTGAATTTCCATATAACAAAGAGTACTTAACATGGCTCAAGATTGGACGTTACATTGAATGTCAAGGTGGCTTAGCAAGCCCAACGACCAACCAAAAAATGCTTTACAAATTGCCTAATGGCGAATGGACAAATATTACATCATTTTTTACAAAGGAGACAAATGGCTAAACAATTACTTAACAAATTAACAGATGACCAAATTCAAACAAAAGTCAACTTTATTCAAAACTATATGAACTCTTTCAACACAGCAGATGGCTCTATTGTCGACCCTAACAGTAATGTCGATGGTAAGAACATCGGTATCCTTGAGAGTGAGCTCTACAAATTTGAGACAATTCAAATCAATCGAGCAATGGTAGAAGCTAAGTTGACTGAAATGTTTGGTAGTGAATACGCTCACCAGTACGAGCAGGACATTAAAAATCATCTCATTTACATTCACGATGAGACTTCTTTACGTCCCTACTGTGCAAGTATCAATATGTTCCCTTACTTATTCGAGGGCACTAAACCTTTGGGTGGCACTTCCACTGCTCCTACAAACCTACAGTCCTTCTGTGGTAGCTTCGTCAATCTTGTCTATCAAGTAGCCAGTGGCTTTGCAGGTGCAATCGCAACAGTAGAATTCTTAATGTACTTCGACCACTTTGCACGCAAGAGTTATGGCGACAACTACTTAGAGACAAATGCTAAAGAAGTTGCTCAAGAGCTACAAGGTGTAGTCTATGCAATCAATCAACCTGCAAGTGCACGAGGTAACCAAAGCGTCTTTTGGAATATCTCAGTATTCGATAAGTTTTACTTCGAGAGCGTCTTTGGTGAATTCACATTCCCTGATGGCGACAAAGCGAACTACACAAGCATTGCTAAACTTCAGGACTTCTTTATGAACTGGTTTAGAGAAGAGCGTGAGAAAGAACTATTGACATACCCAGTGCTCACCAGTGCAGTACTTGTCGACAAAGAGACTGGTAAACCTAAGGACGATGAATTCGCTCATATGTTAGCTAAGCACATGAGTAAAGGTTTATCCTTCTTCGTATACCAAAGTGAAAGTGCAGACAGCTTAGCAAGTTGTTGTCGTCTACGTAATGAACTTGCAGACAATACTTTTAGCTACACCTTAGGTGCAGGTGGTGTATCTACTGGCAGTGTACAGGTTATCACTATCAATATGAACCGCTTTATCCAACGTCATCATAAAGGTGTCTATGCGTTCCCTGATTTAATCAAGAGAGTGCAAAAGTATCTAATGGCTCACCGAGCAGTCATTGAGGACTACTTAAAGGCAGGCTTGCTTCCTGCGTACAGTGCAGGCTTCATCAGTCTTGATAAGCAATTCTGTACTATTGGTATCAATGGTATGCTTGAGGGCATGGAATATCTCCGTGTAGATCCAGTGAAAGACCCTGACTTGTACATCAAGACAGTAAGTAGCTTCCTGAACCAAATCTATACGTTAAACAAAGAAGCCTACAAGAACTACAAGGTACGCTTCAATACTGAATTTGTACCTGCTGAGAACTTAGGTGTAAAGAACGCTCAATGGGACAAAGCAGATGACATTAAAACTAATCGAGACTGCTACAATTCCTATTTTTATCCTGTAGAAAATACGGACATGACTATCCTTGACCGACTAAAACTACATGGTAAAGAAATGGTTAAGTACCTTGATGGTGGTAGTGCTTGTCATCTTAACATCGCTCAACTCTTAACTGAAGAACAAGCCTATAAACTCTTATGCTTAGCAGGTGAGTATGGCTGTAACTATTGGACATTTAATTGTCTTGTAACCATCTGTGATAACTGTGGATACATTAATGTTAATACTGAGGATCACTGCACGAAGTGTGGAGAGACAGAAAAGATTGACTATGGTACACGAGTTATTGGTTATCTAAGACGAGTAAGCAATTATTCTGAAGGTAGACGTAAAGAACACGCTACACGAAATTACATGAAAAAATAAAGAAAGGAGCTGTACGCTTTGCTATTAAAAATCTTATTTAAGCTAGAGAAAGGAGCCTTAGACTTCCAAGGGTGGCTGAGAGCTCAACAAAAGCGACAAATTGAAAAACTAATCGAGGAGAACGAGCACGATATTGCTGAGATGAAAACACAGAACAGCTATCTAAAAGGGCTCTTAAAGAACTATGCTGATATTTGATATTGAGACAAATGGACTTCTTGATACTGTAACTAAAGTGCACTGCATGGTAGTCTATGACACTGAAGCAGACAAATTCTATGAGTACAGACCTAATGAGATTGAGCAAGGTGTACAGCAACTTTTACAAGCCGACAAAATCTGTGGGCATAATGTCATAGCGTTTGACGTTCCATGCTTAGAGAAACTCTATGGAGTTAAATTTGAGCATGAAAAGGTAGTAGATACACTTATCCTAGCAAGACTTGTCTATTCCAATATGAAGGACGTAGATATTGGCTTGATGAGAAAAGGAGTACTACCTAAGAAGCTCTATGGACGTTATAGCTTAGAAGCCTTTGGGTACCGCTTAGGGGTACTCAAGGGAACCTATAGCGAAGATAACGAGGGTGATGTATGGGCAGTCTTTAATGAAGATATGCTTGCATACAATAAGCAGGACGTAGTGGTAACTACTAAGCTGTACGACAAACTTGTCGATAAGGGCTTCACTGAGCACGCTTCAATGATTGAACACAAGGCTCAATGGTTAATGCAAAAGCAAGAAAAGAATGGCTTCCCATTCGACAAACAAAAAGCAATAGTACTTGAAGCAGAGCTAAGAGAAGAACTGGAGCGTATCACTAAAGAACTCACTCAGTATGTACCACCAATTCCTGACCGCATTTTCATTCCTAAGAGAGACAACAAGACACTAGGATATAAAGCAGGAGTACCAGTGCAAAAGTACAAGGTATTCAAAATCAATTCTAGGGATCAACTGAAGTATATCTTAGGTGAGCACTTTGGATACCAGTGGTTAGACACAATGTACGAAATCGAAACTGATGAGGACGGAGAGGAGACCAATAGGAAACTCAAGTTAGACGAAGAGAGCCTACAGGAAATCATCAACGACCCTAAAGCCAGTGATGAAGTACGACATATAGCTCAACTCTACAGTACTGCCTTCATGTTATCTAAACGCTTAGGACAACTAGCAGATGGCAATCAGGCATGGCTCAAGCTCTTAGGAGACGACAATAGAATTCATGGTAAAGTAAACCCTAATGGAGCAGTATCAGGACGAGCTACTCATAGTAACCCTAATGTAGCTCAAGTACCTGCTATTGACAAACCTTATGGCTATCAATGTCGAGAACTCTTTGGTGTACCTGAAGGGTGGTACCAAGCAGGTATTGACTGCTCAGGCTTAGAGCTTCGTTGCCTAGCTCACTTCTTAGCACCATTCGACCACGGAGCGTATGCTCACGAGATACTCAATGGTGATATTCATACAGCTAACCAAATGAACGCAGGGCTTGAGACAAGAAACCAAGCTAAGACATTTATCTATGCGTTCCTCTATGGTGGCGGTAATGCAAAGATTGGTGAGATTGTCGGAGGAACCGAAGAGGACGGAAAGAAACTCAAGGCTAAATTCTTAAAGAATACTCCTGCAATCAAAAAGCTATCCAGTAGTATTAAGGATACCTTAGCTCCTTATGATGTATCAGCACGTTGTCGCAGATACAAACGTAAGTGGCTCAAAGGGCTTGACGGAAGAAAACTTCATGTACGCTCATTGCATAGTGCATTGAACCTCTTATTGCAATCAGCAGGGGCTCTTATCTGTAAACGATGGACGACAAGAACTGAAGAGCGTTTACAAGCACTGGGACTTCAGCATGACTGGGACGGAGATTATTGTCTCATGGCATGGATCCACGATGAAATTCAAGTAGCTTGTCGCACTCAAGAAATTGCAGAGATTGTCGTTAAGGAAGCACAACTAGCAGTACGAGACGTACAAGAAGAGTTTAAATTTAGAATTCAATTAGATACCGAAGGCAAAATCGGTAGGAACTGGGCGGAGTGTCATTAATGAAAATCACAAAAGAACTACAAGAAGTAATGGCAGTCGTACTCATTGATGAGCAATTAGGCGACTTAGTGGACGACTGGGGCATTACTAAATATTTACCTGAAGAACTTCAGGAGAAGAATAAAGAGTTTTATTTATGTTTAGTACAGTACAAAGAGTTATTGAACCAATGGACTGAAAAGAATATGGAACACGAGGAGACAGATGGCGACAAAGACGAAACTACTCATTGACGCAGACATGATGATTTATCTAGCGTTACAGAACGCAGAGACAGAGCATGACTGGGGAGATGGCTTCTATACGCTAAGTGCTTCATTCCCTGACGCTACCATGAGCTTCGATAGCCATCTTGCAGAGCTAGTACCACTTGTCTTAGACCACTGGAATGTCGAAGGTGAATACGAGATTATCATGGCTATGACTGACCTAAAGGGGAACTTCAGAAAATCTATCAGTCCTGAATACAAGGCTAATAGAAAATCTAAGCGTAGACCAATGATGTTTATTCCTATGAGGGAATGGGTAAAAGAAAACTTTAAGGTAATGATGATTGATAACCTTGAAGCAGACGACTGTATTGGTATTAGTGCAGACAAGAACTCAATCATGATCAGTGGTGATAAGGACTTCAGAAGTATTCCTTGTCGCTTCTATGACTTCTTGCGTAATGAGTTTTATGATACGACAAAAGAGGAAGCTCACTACTTCCATATGTATCAGACATTGATTGGTGATACAGCCGACAACTATAAGGGCTGTCCTAAGATTGGTGAGGTACGAGCTAAACGTATCCTTGATGAGGACTGCTCATGGGAAGCTGTAGTACGAGCTTATGTCGCTAATGGCAGTACTGAAGAAGAAGCTCTAGTCAACGCTAGATTATCATTCATTTTACAAAAAGGTTATTACAACAAGACAAAGAAGGAAGTGAAACTATGGACACCGTAGTAAAAGAGTATCACTTGAGAAACCCTGAGAAGGACGCAATGTCTTATATCAATGCACTCAAAAGGGAAGCTAAAGGACACCTATTAGAAGCTCTAGGCAGTCAAGGAGCAGTCTATAGTCATCTCCTTGAGCAGAACACTAAGGGGAAAATCAGAGCGTGGTATAACGCTACAGGGAACCTTATTGGGCTCTTAATGTTCGACATAGGTAAACTATGGTGGACTGACAAAGTTGTCGTAATGGAAGAAAGTGTATTCTGTATCGACACGAGCTACAGTGGTATTCAACGAGAAGCTATTAAAGAACTTGAACGAGTAGCTAGAGGTTATGAAGCAGAGCTCATCATCAGTGGCAATGTTTTGTCTACAGGTAAAACTGAGCGACTGGTATTGAATGGCTATAAGAGAGCAGGCTTTCAACCTATTTGTACCGACATGGTAAAGGTGGTAACTTATGAGTAACCTTGATAGACCAGTCCCTAGAGTTGACGAGATTATCATTGAGGAGCTCAAGAGAGCATTTGATACGCACTCAATTCTCAAGAGAGACAACCTAAACGCAGAGCAAAAGATTGCTTATATCATGGCTGTAGATGAAGTTATTAATTGTCTCAGCTCATGGAGAGACGAATACAAACTCTAATTGGCCTACAAGATAGAGAACTTTAATGTTTTAAATAAAGAAAGGGGAAATAGATGGGCACTATGTTAGCTCAGCTTGCAGTAGGCATGGTACTTAATAAAGTTGCTCAGAAATGGGGCAGTAAAGCTAAAGCTGTTCCACAGGTAACTGGTAAAGACCTTGTACCCTACACTCAAGCAGAAGCTCCTGAAACAGCTCAACTAGGTGGCGAACAGCCGAACTATGTTAGACGCAACAGGGAAGCCTTAACGATTAAACGAGACACAGATAATAGTTATAACCCTATGAATATGTAACAGAAAGGAGACCTATGGGCGGACTAAAGAAACTCTTTGGTATGGAAAAGCCTGATATTCCTACTCCTGCACCACAGGCACCACAAGGAGCCGATGAGACAGATCAAGAGTATGTCGACACTAAAGGTGGGGGCTTACGGAAACGTAAAGCACGAGGTAAGAAAGACCTACAAATTCCTACTACAGGACTGAACGCAGGTGAGACACGAGGTAATGGGGTGAATGTATAGATGGCAGTTAAGAAACGAAAATCTAAACAACCACAAGACCAAGGTATATCAGCGAAAGCACTATACAATCAATTAGAAACCAAAAGAGAACCTTATGTACAGCGAGCGATTGCTTGTGCAAAACTAACGCTTCCTCATGTATTCCACGATAAAAATGATGATGGTAACAAGAAATTTAGTACACCTTATCAGTCAATCGGAGCACGAGGAGTAAACAACTTAACATCAAAACTAACCCTTGCCCTATTCCCACCGAATGAGGGCTTTTTTAAATTGGGTTTGTCGGCAGAGATGAAGCAACAGTTACAAGGAGCTTCACCTGAGGTATACGAGCAGAAAGTCCAAGAGGTCGAGCAGGCACTCATGAGGATTGAACAATCCTGCATGAGATTTATGGAAGAGAACCAAGTTCGTATCACTGCTCAGGAAGCTAACCGACACCTATTAATCACAGGTAATGGAACACTCTTTTTGCCACCTGACAGAGATGGGACTAAGTTTTATGACTTAAACCATTATGTCGTGCAAAGAGATGGTGTAGGGACAGTCGTAACATTGATTACTAAAGACGTCCTATTGAAACGCACATTGCCACCTGAAGCATACAATCTAGTCCCTGATAAGAAGGACGATGAGGAAGTTGAAGTATACACTAAGTGCGACTTAGTAGACGACAATTATGAGTGCTTCAGTGAAGTCGATGGTATTCAAATTGCAGGTAGTGAACAGACTTATCCTAAAGAAAAATTCCCATACATTGTATTAAGAATGACAAAGAGCGACAACGAAGATTATGGACGCTCTATGGTAGAGGAATATTTAGGCGACTTAACCAGTCTTGAGAAGCTATCAAAAGCACTTGTAACCATGGCTTCCATCAGTGCACGCACGCTATACCTAGTGAACCCTAATGGTATTACTAGACCTAAACTACTACAGAACGCTCAAGAGGGCGACTTCGTAAGCGGTCGTGTAGAGGACATTCAACCACTACAACTAAATAAATATCCTGATATGCAAACGACAAAAGCTACTGCTGACACTATTGAGCAACGCTTATCGTTTGCTTTTCTTTTGTCTAGCGTAGTACAGCGGAACGCTGAACGAGTAACCGCAGAAGAAATCAGGACAGTCGCTAGTGAACTTGAGGACACCTTGAGTGGTGTATATAGCATTTTAACTCAAGAATTCCAGTTGCCACTTGTGAGACGTATCTTAGCAGTCCTTATGGCACGAGGAGAAGTCGCACAGCTTCCTGAAGGCTTCGTAGAGCCGACAATTACAACTGGTATGGAAGCACTAGGACGAGGACATGACTTCAATAAGTTTATGACCTTTATGGGAGTGGTAAGTCAAATGCCTGACGCTATGGGCTACATGAAGGTGAACCAATGGCTCACTGCAATAGCGACAAGTTTAGGTATTGATACTACAGGGCTCATCAAGACAGATGAGGAGATACAACAGGAACAACAGCAAGCTATGGAAGCTCAACAGGAGCAGGCTCTAGTAGAGCAAGCTATGTCAGGAGCAATGAATGAAAGTGAGGTAATGAACTAGATGGACATTGTAGCTAATGCCCAAAACAATACTCAGATTGTCGAAGCAGAACCGATGACTGAGGATCAACAACAGGTACAAACTGAAGCTCAACCGCAGGTAGAAAACACACAAACAGAAACTACAGAAGTAACCGCTACAACAGCAGTTGACGCTCAGACAAATAACGTACAAGAAGCCTTTGCTCAACAACAGCAGGCTACAGAAGAACTACAGAAAGACTTAGCAGAGCGTAACGTAGACTTTAAGTCTCTTGAAGATGAGTACAACAAAAATGGTCAGTTGTCGTCCGCTTCTTTGGAAGCCTTAGCGAACGCAGGTTATCCAAAAGAAGTCGTTGACGCATACATCAGTGGTGTAGAAGCAACTCAAGAGAAATTCTATAACGCAGTCGTAGGCTTCGCAGGTGGTGAAGATGAGTACCGACAAGTAGCTCAATTCGTTAGCTCTCAAGGTGATAAGGCAGTACAAGACTTTAACGACACGATTAACACAGGCAACTTAGGTGTAATCAATATGGTTATCCAAGGTGTAAAAGCAAACATGAAGGCAGTCAATGGTACTACTAATCAGACAATCTTAGGGCAGTCCACAGGTGGCACAGCCGACAACACAAATGCTTACTTGTCTAAACAACAAATGTTAGACGCAATGAATGACCCACGTTACGACAAAGACCCAATCTATCGTAAACAAGTGGAACAAAAAATTATTAATTCTAATTTCTAATCTAAAGGAGAACAAATTTGGCAGGTGTAACAAACTATCAAAAACCCGCTTCTGTACAAAATACAGGCGATGAATTAGCGAATTTTCTTAAAGTATTCAGTGGTGATGTATTAAAAGCCTTCACACGAGCAGGCAAAGTTATGGGCAACCATATGACGAAATCTATCGACAATGGTAAAGCTACTACATTCCCAGTAATGGGTCGTGGTAAAGCTCACTACTTGCCAGCAGGTTCCAACCTTGATGATCTTCGTGAAGCAATTCCACACAATGAAATTACCATCAACATTGATGGCTTATTGACAGCAGACGTACTTATCACTGATATTTACGAAGCTATGCTTCACTATGAAGTACGAAGCGAATACGCTAAGCAATTAGGTGAAGCGTTAGCTATTGCTTCCGATGGTGCTGTAGTAGCAGAAATTGCAAAACTTGTAAAAGCTAACAAAGAGAATATCACTGGCTTAGGCAAAGGTATTGTCGTAGAGAAAACTATTACAGGTGGTGCAGGTATTAACTATGAGACAGGTAAAGCTGTAATTGAGGGCTTGCTTGAAATGAAATCTAAATGGACTTCCCAGTATGTACCTGAAGAAGAACGCTTTGCATACATCACTCCTGAAGTTGAGAGTGCATTGATTGCTTCTAAAGACGCTATCAATAAAGACTATGGTGCAGTAGCAACTATTGTCGATGGTAACATTGATAAACTCTGTGGCTTCAAAATCGTAGCAGTACCACACTTGAAAGCAGGCGGTGCCGACAAAACAGGTATGCTTGGTACAGCTCCTGAAGGTCATGAGTTCCCTGCTGATTATGCAAATGCATTAGCAGTTTGTGCTCATCGTACAGCAGTAGCAACTGTAAAACTTAAAGACTTGCAATTAGAACACGCTCGCCGTGCTGAGTTGCAAGCAGATATGATTATTGCTAAGAACGCAGTAGGTCATGGCGGTTTACGTCCTGAAGCTTCTGGTATTATCTTGGCTAAATAATCTAAAGTAACTCTAGGGGGTAGTCTTATGGCTATCCCCTTTTTTGTCTAAGGAGAACTTATGATTTTAACACCACTAACCAAACTGGACGCAGTGAATGAAATATGCGGAGCTATGGGTGAGGCTCCTGTAGACACTTTAGAGAACAGTGAGAATGTCGACACGATCAATGCAGTTCGTATGCTAGAAGCTGAGACAAGAGCTATTCAGGTAATGGGGTGGACTTTCAATACGATTAACCCATTCATTTTAATTCCTGATGAGCACTCTAAGCGTATCCTTTGGGACGACGCTATCTTGTCTATTCAGTTTGACGACAAGCGTATCGTAAGAAAGCGTGATGAATGGCTATATGATGTAACCAATAATACAGACCGCTTTGACGCACCACTGACAGCTAAAGTAATTCAATATGTACCTTTTGAAGAAATGCCACAGGTATTCCGACAATATATTACTGTACGCACAGCTAATCATTTTGTCGCACGATACCTAGGAGACCCTACGATTATGCAGGAGCTTCAAAAGGAAGAAGCACAAGCGTATATGCAGATGATGGAAAATGAGATAACTTTAGAGCAATCTAATATCCTTCAGAACCCTGCAATACAAACTTATATGAATAGGGGGTAACAGATGGCACTTGTACAGCAAACCATTAAGAACCTCATTGCAGGTATATCACAACAACCACCTAAGTTGCGTCATGCTGAACAGCTAGAAGAGCAAATTAATGGCTACTCTACAGAAGCAGGCGGTTTACAAAAGAGACCACCAACGCAACACATTAAGAAATTACCAACACTACCTTTAAAAACTAAAATTCATATCATCAATCGAGACGACAATGAGCGTTATATTATAGCCTTCACTGGTACTGGTATTCGTATCTTCGACTTGAATGGCAATGAGAAAACAGTGAACATGGCTAATACGTCAACTCAATATGTAACTTGCGAAAAGCCTAATGAGCAACTTAAAGCAATTACAGTAGCAGATCATACGTTTATCGTAAACACAACTAAAGAAGCAAAAATAAATGAAAATCATAGATCACCGAATATTTGGGAGACACAAGGGGCTCTAGTAGTAATACGACAAGGACAGTATGGTAGAAAATACACAGTACGTATACAAGGACAAGAGTATTCCTATGAGACACCTAATGGTGGAGAAGCATGGCACTCTACTAAAATTGCTACAGACAATATCAGTAATGAGCTCTTTAAGCTACTTGCAGGCGGAGTAGTGAAAACCTTTAGAGACATGAATGATACTGAATTGAACTCCTATGGAATTAAAAAGGAACGTAGACAAACTCAGTCAGGAGATGGCGAGAGATACTACTCAAGAACAGTTTATATCTATAAGGGTCGTGAGTATGGCGAAAGAGACACCTTCGCACCTGAAGGGGTAAAAGGACTTAAAGTAATCAAAGGTACTAACTGGCTACAACTTATAGGCAACTTAGATGACATTTCAGTCTCTGATGGCTTCAATGGTGAAGCTATGAAGTTATTCACTAATACGACACCTAAGTTTGACTTATTGCCTTCTTCAGCTCCTCATGGCTATACAGTGTTAGTCAAAGGTGAACGCTCTACAGATGATGACTACTATGTACGTTACAATGCAGGGCTCAAGCTATGGGAAGAGTGCCCTAAACCTAATATCCCTATATCATTCCTTTGGGACACAATGCCACATATTATCAGACGAGAAGCTAATGGAACATTCACTTGTAAGGAAGCAGAATGGAACCTTCGAGAAACAGGCGATGATGATAGTAACCCTATACCTTCCTTTGTTGGTAACAAGATTAATGACATATTCTTCTTCAGGAACCGCTTAGGAATTATCTCAGGCGAAGCAGTTAACTTGTCGAAAACTTCAGACTTCTTTAACTTTTGGGTAGACAGTGCTACAGGAGTTGTTGACACTGACCCTATTGATTTACAAGTATCTCACAATCGAGTAAGTACTCTTTACAATGCAGTACCATTCAATCAGGACTTGTATCTCTTCAGTGCTCAAACGCAATTCGTATTGAGAGCCGAAGGTGTGCTTAGCCCTAAGACAGCAGTCATTGATCAGGTAACTGAATTTGACGCAGACACATGGATAAAGCCTATTGGTGTAGGTCGTAACTTGTACTTCACAGCTCAAAAGACTGACTACACTGCTGTACAGGAATACTTCGCAGTTGCTGATAGTACGACACAAAAGAACGCTACAGATATTACTGGACACGTTCCGAACTTCCTAAGGAATACTATTTATACACTCAAGTCTTGTAGCAATGAGAACATTTTAATGCTACTTAGCGACAACCAAAGAGACACAATGTACATTTATAAATTCCTATTCCTTAACGACACTAAAGCTCAAGCTAGTTGGAGCCGATGGACATTCGATGGGGAGATTGTCGGAGCAGACTTTATCAACTCTATGATGTACCTAGTCATCAATCGAGGTGGCAATACGTTCCTTGAGAAAATGCCTATTAGCTACAATACAAAAGATTTTGTCGACGAGCCTTATCGTGTAATGCTTGACAGGAAGTTTAAAACGACATTACAAGGTACCTTCGATAAGAACACTAAGGAAATGCGATATGATATTAAATCAATCTATGGGGACGCTTATTCTGAACCTAGAGACTACACAATAGTACTGAAGAATGGCTTAGTGTACACAGGTAAAGATACTGTAGTAATTCCACATCAGGTCGAACCACTGGCAGACATTGAGTGCTATGTCGGTATACCTTATGACCTCAAGTTTACCTACAGTACATTCTTCATCAAACAGGCTACTCAGACTGGTACCGATACGATACCTAATGACCGCCTACAGCTTCGCTTCTTAAATATCAACTATGATAAGACAGGGGAATTCGAGGTAGAGGTAAGAGCTACAGGTAAGTCTACTAAGCACTATAAGATGACTGCACGTATTGTCGGTACACCAAGTAACCAAGTTGGTATTCACCCACTGGAGACTGGAGAGTTTAGAGTACCACTAATGGGTCGCAATACGGACACAGAAGTAACAGTATTAAACAAAAGCCCTCTTCCGAGTGCATTTAACACGACAGTATGGCAAGGGCTTGTAACATATAAATTTAGACAGATATAGAAAGGAGACATATGGGGACTGGAGTAAACCAACTCATGAGTGCAGGTGGCTTAGCTTCCACAGGATCACTAGGGGCTAACTCTAAGATTGGTATGGGTATTGACCTTTGGAGTATGTATAGCAACTATATGAACTCTAGGCGACAAGCAGAAGCTCAAGCAGACCAAATTATAGCACAAGCTAAAGGGGCTATTAAGACTATGAATTATTCTCTTAGTAACTTTGAGAATGAGCGTAGAAATGCCTTTGAAGCCAGTGTAGCTCAGTTGGGGGCAATTAGACTTCAGGCACGAGGACTTGAAGCAAGCGTACAGGCAAGCACTGGAGAGTACCAAAATGGTAAGACAGCTAAGCTATTAGTACGCTCTACGAAAGCCGATGGCAACCGAGCGACAACTCAAGTTAAAGACAACTTTATCCGTAAGAGTGATGAGATTGACCAAAACAAAGAACGAGCATTTCTCAGCACTAGGGAATATTTGTCGCACCTTGAGACACCAAGAATTCCAACTCTATTAGGCGGTATTATAAGTCAAGCAGGGTATGCTATTCAGTCTTATAACGCTTATAAGAACATGAACACTGATAGACTTGCTAAGCTAGGCGACAGTCAAGGTGTAGGTGGTACCAGTGGAGCTCATGTAGCTAGTACAGTAAGCCGATGGACACCTGACTATTCCTTTAGGAGTGCTAGTCAAAACCCATGGAGAACCAGTGCTAACGATGGGTTTAGCTTAGCGGATACTAGACGAGGAGTGCTAGGGTATACAGTTAATGACCCTAAGGCAATCAATTATGGTAACCCTAATATTCGATACGACACAAATAGTGCAAGCTATCAGTACAGCACTAATGGCTTCGCTACAGCTTTGTCGGTGAATATGGACTATCCTAAGCTCCTAAGCACTTCCTTTAGAAGTCCTATAAGATTTGGTAACCCACGAATTGGGTATGATCAGAACAGTAATCAATATACATTTAATGGGGGTATGCTATAGATGGCAAACAATAACACACAAGTGAGTGGCTCTGTAGGCACTGCACAACAGTTTATGCCTAATGCACCTCAAACATATCAACAGAATTTGTCTAATGTAGCTTCTGTAGGAGCTCCGATGGCACGCTTTACGAACGCTAGTGATATGCTTGCAACAGGCTTGTCGCAACTGGGAGTAGCGTGGAGACAGTACACGCATGATGAAGAGGAGCGTAAAGAAAAGATAGCGAAAGCTGTAGCTCCTCAAGTATTCACAAGTATGACTGATGAGCAAAAAGAAGGACTGACTACACGACAAATTTTAGCAACCAGTGGTAAATTCAACCTTCAGGACAATGAGTATGCAGTAGCAACTATTGACCGCATGAGAGGTACTGAGATGGGTAAACGCATAGAGAGCGACTGGAATATCTATGATGACCAACATAAACAGCAACCTGATTTACCACGACAATTCAATACCTTCGATGAGTTTTACGAAGCACGCTTAAAAGACTATATGTCGGAAGAGAACATTGAGAACCAGTACGCTTTTCAAAACGGACTTGAAGAGCAACACATGGCAACCAAGATGGCAGTATTCGACACCTTTACGAAGCGTAAAGAGACACAGTTAAAACTAGAGCGTGTTAATGGTATTACTGCAATGGTAGGCGACTTCGCACGGAATAACCCTAACATTTCTGTAGAGGAAGGTACACCATACCTTGACGCTATCTTGACGAATATCCGTGAGACAGCCACAAGTGATAGCAATCTTGAGTACAAGTTATTAGCTAATGTAGCTGAAGCAATCTCTAAGACTGGTAATGCAGGACTTGTAGAAGCCTTTGGCGACATGGAGTATGACGACAGAAACCGAGTGAAAGACATGATTGATTTGTCGGAATACAAGGACAGTGCTAACACTGAAGCCACTAAAATTCGTAATGATAGATTTGTCGCACTCAATAAGGAAATCGAAGGGGCTAAGAGTATAGAAGCTCTTGACGCAATCTATACACGTCTTAAAGAAGAGAGCCCTGAGGACTACAGAATGGTAGCACCTTTATACAATCATGCAGTAGCTAATATCAAGACTGAAATAGCACGACAACAAAAGTTAGCTCTTATGAAACAGAAAACTGAGTTAGCTAGAAGCAATGCGATGGCTACATTAAGCCCAATGTTTGATGCAATGCTAAATGGTAAAGCGTCATGGAACGGAATGGAATTCCCTAGAAGTGAAGCAGACCTAAAGGATATGGGTATAGACCCTGATGTATTCATCAGTGGAGCTAGAGAAATGCTACGGCAAAGACTATTGAGTGGTCAGTACGATGGCTTGCAGTATGTCTTAGCGAACCCACTCATCGGTAATGCTATGAGAACTACCATGGCAGACCAAATGGAAGTAGGCTTAGCGTCTATGGATCAGAGTGGTAATATTCCTGAAGTTGTCGGCTTAGCAGTATCTTTGTATCGAGCTAGACCTAACATGGTACATCAATTACTTAACCCTAAATGGGCAGGTCGTATTCAAGCCTTAGCGAGCCTACAGGATAGCATGGGGCAACAAGAGGGTACTCAAATATTCGCTATGGGTATGCAAGCGTTGCGAGACCCTGATACAGCAGACAAAGTTAAGAAGGAAGTAGGAGCAATTCCTATGGGTCGTTCTGAAGCACTGAATGTACGCACAGGTAACTGGAGTGCTTTCAGTATTCCTGATAGTACACCTGATGGGCTATTAGGAGCTATCAGAGACCAAGCAGAGATACTAAAGGCTACTGGTCGATTTACTGCTGACCAAGCTATGGAGAAAGCTAAGAGCAATCTAGTGCACTCTTATATCAACTATGATGGTGTACTATTGCCACGCTCTATCATTAATAACACTGGTGTATCTAGTGAGAGCTTCGCAAGTGAAGGTATTCGACACGTATTGGATACATTAAAGGCTGAACAAGGAGCAGGCTCATGGGTTAGCTATGACCCTGACCAAGACGTTGTCTATGTACGACAAGCAGGCTCAATGACTGGTAAGGCTTATTATCCACAGGACATAGGCTACAGAGCTTATCAATACCTAAGTGATACTACAGCGGACGAACGAGCTCAAGAAGAAGGTACATACCAATACAATAAAGCCCTAGAGAACGCTAAAGGTGAACGCTTAGCAGACGAAGCGACTGGAGCTGTTCCGTTCTATGGTATTTAAAGAAAGGTAATCAATGGAAATAAACCCTAATATTCTTGAAGTGGCAGAGATATATCAAAAGAAATATGGTACTTCAGACTACTTCAAGAAATTACAAATAGCACAAATGGTACATGAGAGTGCTAACGGTGAGTCTCCCTTAGCCGTTGAGGATAAAAACTATGGGGGACTTACTGGCTACCATAAAGGGGCAGGGCTACAGCCTGAAGAAGATGGGTCGGCAACCTACGGACACTTTGATAGTAACGAAGAGTATGCTACTTATCTTCATGATGGCTTCTTTGCCTTGTATCCTGAAATTCATAATGCTACATCACCAAGTGAGTACGCAACAATTTTATACGATAATGGATACTACAGAGACAATAATAAATCAAGAGAGCAAGATATTGATGACTATGGTGGCGATATGGCACGTATTGCAGGGGAAGAATATATAGCAGGAGCTCATGTCGGACGACACTATGCAGGCTTTGCAGGGCTTGAAAAAGGGGTCGGTCCTCAGATATATGACTTCTCAGATGACGTATTTGAGCCACTACAGGACACCAATATTGGTGGCTTCGGTAAACAATTCAAGGACAGCTTCCTGAATGAATGGTACAACAATGGTTCTGTATCACTGCTTCGCACAGGGACTAACATGAATGAAGCTCAAGGGCTTAAACCTATAGATCCTAACTGGGCACCTAACAAGGCAGACCTTGAAGCAATCGACAAGTACTTCCCTAATGACCTTGAGACAAAACACTTCCTGCTTGCCAATGCTAAATCTCAAGCACAACTAGGAGCACTCATACAGCAGAAGCGTGAGGACTATGCTAGACAAGAGCGAGTAGAGAAAGCAGGGTATGGCTTCAAGAGTATCGGTGGTATTTTAGGCACAGTGGCAGACCCACTTAACTTCGTACCACTTGTAGGACAAGAAGCACTTGTCGGTAAAATGCTCATGAGACTAGGCGGTAAAACACTAGCGAACATCGGAGCTAATAAAGTATTCCAAATGGCAGAGCTAGGCTTAGCCAATGGTTTAATCAATATGGGAGACCAGTATGTCGCTCAACAGTATGGTGGTTATCAACCTGACTATACTACAGCATTTCTATTTGGGGCAGGTATGGGGGCAGGAGCACGCTACTTGCACTCTATACATGACCACCATAAGACAGCAGTAGGCAATACTCCTGAGATGGACAAACTGGGACGACAAATTGAAGCTGAGAGTGAACAGGCACTAATGCAGGCTTCAGACTTAGGACGACTACCTGAGCCTAAACCTAAGAGCACTAGAGAAGCCTTTGTCGAAAGCTCAGGTAAAACTGAAGCAGAACTTGCAGAGCACTTATTGAGACACAAGAGCGGTAAGCAATGGGCTGAAGCTAAAGAAGCCTATGGTATGACCAATAGTGAACTCAAGGCTCACCTAAAGACAGTTGCAGAGAACCCTGACGACTTCATCGGTACACCAGTGGTACGACATGAAGATGGCTCAGTATCAATCAATGATGTAACTTTGTCGCCTAACTCAGTTATCACGCAGGCAGTCAATGCTAAGGAGAACCACTTCTTTGACGCTATAGGAGCCGATGAGGAGATACCATTCACTGCTGATGGCTCACCTGCACCTGAAGTAGTCCTTCCTGAACTCCCTGAGAGCCAATTAGGACGCATTATGAATGGTGATGAAGAAATACCCTTTGAACCTACTGGAGCTCAAAATAAACCTCTACAAGCGTTAATTAAGACTGAAATTAAGCCTGAGGACGATTACCTATATATGGGTAAGGGTGGTGTAAGTAGTCCTGAGAAAGTCCTTCAGGAAACTCAAGGGACTACCGGTACCACTGGTAAGATTAAGCAAGAAGCAGAGCTTAACAAAATCATGGGCAATACTTATGGGCACTTAGCGAATAGTCCATCAGATACCATGAGACACTTTGCGAAAGCCTTATTGCTTGACCCACGAGACAGAGGGCAAAACATAGGACTTCCTGTAGAACTTGCTAAGCAGGTCGTACAGAAGGACTATAAGATACAAATGGCAGTCTTTGAAGATGACTTCCGTAAGTGGTACCTTGAGAGACCTAAGCGTCAATGGTTTAACCCTAAGCACGCTCAAGAGGAATTCGCAGAGACAGTAAGTAAAGCATATCATGAGAAGTATCGTGATGGTAAAGACATAAGCCACTATGGTGAGACTATAGTCAATACTGTAGATCACGTTAAGGACTTCCGTGATTTAGACTTGAAGAACCTTCAGAGAGCAGGACTGGTAAGCGAGGACTTCGATGGTAGCCCTGAGTTATACAGACGAGTATCTAAAGACAAACTAAATCTTATGTCGGAGAAATTCGTAAGTAAGGAAGCTCAACGTAACTTCTTAGTATCTTATATTGAGCAAGCTGTAGACAGAGATAAGTTGGACGAAGGTATTGACCTTAGAACTGAAGCAGAAGCATACGCTGACCATATCATGAGAGCAGGACAGCATACATTCGATGACGGACAAATGAAGGATATTAAAGGCGACAAACGCTTAGCATACTTCAAGAGACGTTTACCAATGGATACTGGTATGACACTACCTATCAATTACAAAGGTGGTGCAACTGACAAAGCTCTTAATGACGTCTTTAGTTTTGATACAGACCTTCGAGACACTAATATCTTTAATCATATGAATTATGTCTCTAACCGCTCAAGTGGTGCTATTGCAATCAAGCAGGTAATGAACGTAGACGATATTGGAGCACTGGCTCATCGTTACGACACTAAGATTAAGAATGAACTTGAGCAAGCAGTGAAGTTAGGCTATGTAACAGAGAAGGAAGCTAAGCTAAGCTATGAGGACTTTCATAAAGCGTTCCATCACATTACTGGTGCACGCATATTCGAGGACGTTATTCCTACACCTGAGACAGCTATGGACAGACTACAGCAATTACTATTGGACACTTCCTACACACTCAATGGTATGAACTTTGGTTTATCCGCAATAGCCGAGCACGCAGGGGCTACAGCTAAAGTTGGTGCACGAGCACTGACACACTTCATTCCACGACTACATGACTTTATCCATGACTTGAAGCACGCTAAGTACGTTACAGCAGACCAATTAGCAGACTTCAGGAAAATGGAGATAGGAACATATATGTCGGAGACAAATTGGTGGAACCCACTGGTAACCGACAGAAACTATCTTGAGAACAACATAGGCGGACTACACATGGAAGCCTTAGGACAAGCTCATGATGGTATTAGTCTAGGGGCACGCATTACATCTACATTGTCTCAAGTACAGCAAATCACTAACCATAGTATTCAATCTATCAAGGCAGACTTAGTACCTGACATGATTGACTGGGCTAATGATGAATTCAATAGTACTCTTCGCAAGAACCTCTTCAGTGAGCGTATGTTTAAGCGAGTAGGTATTGATGACATTCCTACATTCAAGGAGACAGTCAAGCACTATTTGTCGGACTTAGACCACAGTGATCCTCAGGCACTCCGTAAGAGCCTTAGAGAATGGCAGGAAGTAGACCCTATGAGCTACATCAAATTCCATGCTTTTCTTGATAGACACTCTAAGGACGCTATTATGCAACCCCACTTCAGTGCAGGTAACACTAGAATGACTGGGCATATCCTACCAATTCTAATGCAGTTTAAAGCCTTCTCACGAATGGCACTTAATAGCCACCTTATGAGAACTATGGAGCACTGGGAGCGTGAAGATACTATCCAAACATTGTCTACTATTCTATCAGGCGGTATGCTATGGGCTATCCGTCAGAGAGCTCAAGCAGAGTATATGTATGGCAACGATGAGAAACGCAAGCAGAAGTACTTAGACAAAACATTTACAGCCGACAACATCATCACAGCAGGCTTAACAAGAAGCTCTATTTTGTCGTCTCTATCCTTTGGTGATGACGCTAGAGCAATCTTGATGGGTAAAGGCAGTACTGCTAGAACAACTGTAGACCGCCCTGAGTGGACTGAAGATGGACAGTTGCTTGACAGTGTAGCAGACAGAGCTAAGCAATTCGCAGTATTAGGTAGTGTAATGAGACTATACAATGGAGCACGCACTGGTTTAGAAGCATTGGGAGCACTAGAGGAAAACCAAAAGGCAGGTAAGGGACAAAACCCTATCACCTCTATTTATCCTATTGACCGCTACTTGCCTATGCAGATTTTCTTAACTGGCATGGCAGAAATGGCAGACAAGGAGAAACGAGACTTCAAAGAGGTAGAGCTCAAGAACACTAGACTAATTCAATCTGATAAACCTAAAGCACCAACTCAAGAACAACCACAACCTAAGCCACAGGTACATCAGCCTACTATTGAAGAACTCTTGAAGGATCCTAAGAAACGTAAAGAGTTGACCGATGGTATGAACGCAGAGAAACCCAAGGAACTCAAAGGTCGTAATGCAGAAAACTTGAGTGATGATGAATTAGTAAATCTTTATAACGAATATAGAAAAACGAAAGGACAGTAATAGATGATACCACGACTAACCACTAAGACTGTAGTGGGACAGCGTACCTATAATTTCAGCTTCGATTATATTGCACGAGATTTTATCAAAGTAGAAATTGATGGTAGGCTATTAGAGTACGACAAAGACTATACAGTTAATGGTCGAACAGTAAATCTAGTTGTCGCACCTACAGAGGTGAAACCACTCTACATTTATCGTGAAACAGCTACCATTCCTCTTGTAGAGTGGAAAGATAGCTCTATCATGACTGCTAGAGACTTAAACCTTCAGCAAACACAGACAGCTCACTTAACGGAAGAACTTGTCGATACTGCGGAGCAGACTAGACGAGTACTAGATGATACTAAACAACTTAAAACTGATATTGCTAACGACAATGCTGCTCTTGCAGAACTAGCTAAAAGTATTGTATCAGTCAAACTGTTTGGAGCTGTAGGTGATGGTGTAACAGACGACACTAAAGCCTTTAAGACTGCTAACAATAACCTTAGCGGTAAGATACTGTTAATTCCTAAGGGTAACTATGTTATCCAAGAGCACATGAGCTTCAATACAGTATCTGATGTAATGGACTATGGTACTTATACCTATATCAAACCATTCTACCCTAATGAAACACCTATGCTACAAGGAGCTAGTAACATTGCTAAGCTAGGCGAGTTTACTTATGACGAAGGGGTAAACCAAATACAAGGCTTCACATATAACGAGAAGAAAGACGTATTCGTACTTGCTTGTATTAATAGTGAAAGCACTGTACAGCATATCTATGAGGTTAATGCAGATACACTACAGCGTACCAATAAGTACACCTTTGAAGATGAACGCTTAGGACACTGCAATACGATGGCTTATAACAAGTACACCGACAAAATCTATGTAACCAATGGTAAAGCTAATGGTAACAACATTACAGTACTCAACGCTAACACAATGCAGATTGAGGACACAATTACTTTGTCGGAGCGTGTATTTAATCTTGCGTATGATCCAATTACAAGAACATATGCTTCCATTGTACCTGTATCAGGCAGTCAACGACTTCGTGAGGTAAACCTTTATGGCGACACATTCAAACGCTATAAGAGCTACCAAATTGACTACGAGTACAATGACTTCAATAATAATGGGGCACTAATGCTCAATGGAGCAATCATGTCGGCTACCTTAGGTAGTCTTGTAGAAATCACACCATTCGGGCAACTCAAGCAAATCATTGAGTTTAACCCTAAGTTTGAAATCGAGGACATTGCGTATCGTAAAGGAAAATTCTACTTTGCAGTGCTCATTATGCAACCTAATAAGAAGCATAAAGTAGAAATCTATATAGGCAACCCATCGAAAAGTTTTGAGAACTCCTTAGCTACTCAACAGCTTGAAGCGAGCTTCTTAAAGACAACTGGTGGTAACCTAACTGGAGCACCTATCTTAGCCAACAATATCTCCTTCCAAGCTAAAGATACTAAAGGTAGTGCTCACCACTTATTCCGTATCACTGATAAGGATAACTTCGAGATTGGCATGGCTGATACTAGACTTATCTTTGTCGGTAAGACCCTTGAGGTATACGACAGAACTAAGAATAAGACTACTAGAGTATTGAACGAACTTGATATTGGCGAGACAATCTTGAGTAAGGCTAAAGCAGATGAAGCATACTTCCCTAAAGCAGGTGGTGAAGTAGGTGGAGCTATTATCCTTCCTAATGGTGTATCCGTACAAGCTAAAGATAGCAAAGGCAGTGCTCACCATGTATTCAGAATTACCAATGGTAACAACCTTGAGATTGGCATGGCGGACACACGCACAATCTTTGTCGGTAAAACTTTAGAAAACTACGATAGATCAGATGGTCGAATTTATAACATTTTGACTGCTAAGGACGCTTATCTTAAATCTGAAGTCGACACTAAACTAACTGAGATTAGGAATTCCATAGGCACCGCCTTTAACCAAACACAAGCTGACGCACGCTATCTACAGTTATCAGGTGGTAGCTTAACTGGAGCTCTTATTCTTCCTAATAATATCTCTTTGCAAGCTAAAGATAGCAAGGGGGGCTCTCACCATGTATTCCGTATCACTAACAAGGATAACCTTGAGATTGGTATGGCTGATACACGGACACTCTTCGTAGGTAAGACTTTTGAGTACTTTGATAGAACCGATAATCAAACCTACAGAGTAGCTACGGAGAAAGACCTAAGAAATATCTTAACATCTGAGACCGTGAACACTAAAGTAGCTGAAGCTAAGACCGAATTAGAAGGTAAGATAAATCAGGTTAAAACTCAGGTAGACGCTAAGGCAGACAAGACGACAACTGAAAGTAAGCTCACAGAGTTAGAGACAAAAGTAAATGGTAAAGCTGACACTACTAGCTTAGCAACACTTTTACCTAAATCTGAAGCGAGCACTACTTATTTGTCTAAAGCAGACGCAGAGACTACCTATGCGAAGAAATCTGAGATACCTACAGGTGGCGGTGGTGGAGCTACAGAACCACAGGCACACTTCACAGTTGTCTCTACAGCTACTGACTGGAATACATTCACTAACACTGGAGTATACCAAATTAAAGTAGCAGGCGGAGCTAACGCACCTTCACAAGCACCATGGGGTGTAACTATCCCTGATGGCTTCCTTAAAGTAGTGAATTATGGTAATGGTCAATTCATTGAGCAATACTTCTACACTAACAATGGTGAAGTCTACTACAGGGTATATGGTACACCACGTTGGAGATCTTGGGGTCGTGTACAAACTTCCCTTAATGGTACTGTACGCTTGTATGGTGGTAAGGAACTTAAATAACATAACGAAAGGAGCATATATTGTTAATACCTTCTCAAGTGCTAGGAGACGCTCTTCTAGCACTCCTTCTTGTAATCATCATTGTCTTTATCGACACTCTCACAAAGTGGACAGCTATTGCTATTCGATACTGTAAAGACAAGGACTATTATCCTACAGTGATGAATTTATTTAGAGCTATCTTCTTCCGAGCGTGGGAGACTGGCTATTTAGAAAGTAAAAAATACAAGTGGAATATCATGATTAAATTTGTCGCTTATTCCACAGTCATATTCTTAGCAGTGTTTATATTCCTGCTGTTCCCTCAATATGAGATACAAGGCTTCCACATTGGTAAAATTGTATCTCTTTTGTTATATGTAGGGGTAATCTTCGCAGAACTATTTAGTATCGCAGAGAACCTTAAAGAAGCAGGATATGAACGCAGTCAATTATTCGACAGGGTACTGGAAGCAGGCTTGAGTAAGATTGGAGTGAACTACAGAGTAGATGGCGACAAGATGACTGAACTACCTAAGAAAGTATCTACAGAAATCGAAAGGAGAACTGATGAGAGAAATTAAATTTGAAGAGTTGTCGGACTATACAGTCCCTGCTAGAGGGGCAATCGACAAGATTTACTTGCACTGGACAGGCGGTCATTATGGACAGCCTTTTGGAAGCTATCATTTAAACATTGACGCTAATGGTACTCTCTACACTGATATGGATAGCTTTATGGACTTGAAAGCTCACACATGGAGACGTAATAGTCGAGCTATTGGTATTACTTTATGCTGTTGTTACAAGGCTTCCATTAATGCTGAAACAGGTGATATTGATTATGGACAAGAACCACCTACACAGGATCAATTAGACATGATGGCAAAAGTTGTTGCTAAGCTATGCGTAGAGATTGGTATTTACCCTGAAGGTAACGTATGGACACACGCAGAAGTAGCTGACTTTGATGGATATGGTTTGCATGATGACGACCCAGACATGAGATGGGACTTGTATGGTTTAGGTTGGCAAATTAGACAGAGAGTGAGGGAATACATTAATGATTGGAACTCCGAACAAACACACGATTAAGAACTGGCTGAAGATTATCATACCTATTATCTTTGTCGTAGTTGTAGCGTTCCTTGCATACCGATTTAACACTCATGAAGCTCCTGTAGAGCCTACATACACACCAAAGGCTCCTATTCATGTAGAGCATGAGAGAAAACAAACGACTACCTTTGAGTATCTACCAAAGACTGTAGATCCAATTACAGGAGTGCGTGAAGATACCGATGTACAATTCACAACTAAGCAGGAGCCTATTGTAGTCAATGTTAATGGTAAGAGACATGAAATTGCTACAGATAACGTAAAGGAAGAACATAAACTAGACAATGGTAAGCTAGTCGTAACTGAAGTACACGAAGCAGTACTAGACTTAACTGTACCTGAACAGCCACGATTTAAGAAAGGTATTTATGTCGAGACAGACTTTAACAATGATAAGGCAATTACAGCAGGAGCTAGATTGTCGTATCAAACACCAAAGTTTGACGTAGACCTAAAGGCTGACCTTTATAATCAAAAAGAACACATGAAAAGAACAACACTAACCGCTACTGGTTGGTTCTAACCAATAGCCCTCTATGGAACTTCCATAGGGGGCTTTTTATATTCCTAAGGAGAACTTATGGCGAAAGTAATTAGAACTCAAATGAAAGCTATCAGAGCTAAATGTTTAGATTGTTGCTGTAACGACACCAAAGAAGTCGACAACTGCCCTTCCGAGGACTGCCCTTTATGGGACTACAGAATGGGTAAGACACCTAAAGGAGTTGTAAAGGTAAACAAATTAGACCTTAATGCAACACGCAAGAAAGGAGAATAAATGAATATTAAACCTGAAATCTTAGACCAATTAGCAGAGCTTGAAGTAAACGCTTTACTTGAAGGCTTGCAAGACCCTGAAGTGAGACGTAACCCTTCCTTCCTTGAGAAAGTTAGACGCTTCCTTCGAGACAACAAATTGGAGACCACTCCTGAGTTAGCTATTGCAGTTAAGCAGGAGACACATGAAATTCCAGTGTTTGACCCACCAAAGCTCATGGAAGAGCACTATGGTGATCATTAATGGAGTGGACTGAAGAACAGGTAGCGAAGGCTAAAGAGGACTTTAGGGTATTCATATATATGGTATGGAAGATGATTAGTCTACCTGACCCTACACCTATCCAATATGATATAGCTCATACCCTTCAGAACCTTCCAAACGACCGCTTTATTATCGAGGGCTTCCGTGGTGTAGCTAAATCATTCATCACCTGTGCATACGCTGTATGGACGCTATGGAGAGACCCTCAGAAGAAAGTAGAGATTGTCTCAGCTTCCAAAGATAGAGCGGACGCTAACGCTATCTTTATCAAACGTATTATCTATACACTACCATTCTTAGCTCACTTAAAGGCTAGACCAGACCAACGAGACCAACAGAACTTGTTTGACGTTGGTCCTGCTGTTCCTGATATTTCTCCTAGTATTAAATCTGTAGGTATATCAGGGCAGTTGACTGGTAGTCGTGCAGACCTACTTATTGCAGATGACGTTGAAGTAGCTAACAACAGTGGCACTCAGACACAACGAGACAAGCTCAATGAAGCTGTTAAGGAGTTTGACGCTATCATTAAACCTAAGGGACAAATAGTTTACTTAGGTACCCCTCAGAATGAAATGAGCTTGTACAATGAATTGCAACAGCGTGGCTATCGTTGTCGTATATGGACTGTATTGTATCCTGAAAGCTTATCTGAAAGAGAGTTCTATGGAGACCGCTTAGCTAAAATTATAGCCGACAAATATGACGAGAACCCTGACCTCTATGCAGGTAAGCCTACAGACCCTAGACGCTTCGATGAAGAAGAAATTTATAAGCGTAGATTGTCTTATGGTAAAGCAGGCTTTGCACTACAGTTTATGCTTAACACTAACTTGAGCGACCAAGAGAAATACCCATTGAAAGTACAAGACTTAATGATTGCTAACTTGTCGCTTGATGAAGCTAATCTCAAGTGGTACTGGAGTAATGACCGACAACTCCGCATTAATGATTTACCTTGCGTAGCACTTAAAGGCGACTATTTCTATGAACCTCAAGGACGATCTTCAGAAGTCTATGAGTACACTGGTACAGTCATGGCAGTCGACCCTTCAGGTAGAGGTAAGGACGAGACCTCTTATGCAGTCGTTAAGTATCTTAATGGCTACCTATTCGTACTTGAAATAGGTGGTACTAGAGAGGGCTATAGTGATAGTACACTTCGACAACTGGCTAACAAGGCTAAAATCTATGGTGTTAATGAGATTGTCGTAGAGGGCAACTTTGGTGATGGTATGTTCTCTAAACTCTTCGCACCAGTACTCAATGCAATTCACCCTTGTCGTATCACTGAAGTAAAGAACTATGCTCAGAAAGAAGCACGCATTATTGATACCCTTGAGCCAGTAATGATGAGACATAAATTGATTGTACATAAGCAGGTTATCCTTGATGACTATCAAGTCTATGAGAACGCTCCTGCATACTCTTTAATCTACCAAATGACACGCTTGAGTAGAGACAGAGGAGCACTGGCACATGATGACCGCTTAGACGCTTTATGTATGGCTGTAGCCTACTGGTTAGAAGTCATGGATAGAGACGAAGAGCAAGGTGTATTAGAACAAATGGAAGCACGCTTAGAGCAGTGGTTAGATCCTGAGAAGGGCATATTCTACAGAGATGAGACTAACCAAATGAGACCAATGGGACGAGCAGAAGCTAAACGAATAAGTACCTATAATATGCTAAAGAATTATTAATACGAAACCCTAAGGAAGTCAGAACGATTTCTTTAGGGTTTTTGTGGCTATTGAGCGTGCACAGAGATTTATTTTGTCGTCTACAGATTGTCTAAGGTATTTATACCTAAGGAATACCATAAGCGTCTACACATGCTCAGACAAAATCGCCATAGAGAGTGTAGGTTATCCTATACGACATAAACCTATAGTATTACTTTAGTTACTCTATAGTCCTACCTAAAGAATACCTATAGCACACCTTGTCAAGTGCTCTTGTAGCCAATCTATAGGAACCTACTATAGGTTGTATATAGTATTACTAAAGAGCATAGATATAGCAGTATTATGATTATTTTTCAATGGGCCCACAAGATAGAAGAGTTACTCTTCGACTAACTAAAGTATCTCTTTAGTATTTCTATTAGATTTCTTGAGAAACCTACGGCAGTAGAATAACTCAAGAATAGCTAATAGTAGTTAAAGACAACTATTAAAGAGTTTTACTCATTGAGGTGGCAATTAGATACTATAGATCAATTAGTATCTAACGAAGTTTAGTACCAATTAGAACACTATAAGCACTCAATTAGAATACTTTAGTTAAAGCTATTAGGAAACCTAAAGCACACTGCGTAAGCATGATACTTTAGGAATACTAATAGACACAACTTCCGATACCATACACGTCTTTATGTTATACTTAAAGGGTAGCAAGTTTACTCTTTAGGTAATTCTAAAGAGGTGTAACAAAATGAAATATTTAGACTATATTGACACATGGCTAAAGTATAAAGAAAGTGAGTACTCCTTTAGTACTCTAAAGACCTACAAAGGACTGATTAATAAGCACTTTAGACCATTCTTTAAAGACCGACAAATTGAAGACTTAACACGACTGGAACTACAAAACTTCATCAATACCTTAACGACTTCACAAAAGGTATGTATAGCACTCCTAAAGAAAACCTTAAAGGAGCTCTACTACGATGAACTAACCCCTAAGGACTTCTCTAACCAACTCAGGAGACCACCAAAGGCACACGTTACAAAGCCTAAGCAAGCCTTAACGAGGGAGCAGGTAGAACAGCTATTCGACTACCTGAAGCCTAACCGATGGTACTACCTAATACGGCTCCTGTTTACCTCAGGGTTACGAATAGGGGAAGCCCTAGCCCTCCAGTGGTCAGACGTCCTTTGGTACACTAAAGACCACTCTTTGGTACATCAAAGGGAAAACGACCAGTGTACCTATGTCGTCTTAAAGATAACCAAAACATTTGACGAACATCAATGCACTAATCACGAACCTAAGACAGCCTTTAGTATTCGAGACGTCATCGTTACTGATCCGACAACTATAGAGCTCTTAGCTTCCCAGTGGTCAGATGTAGGATACCAAGAGAACTCCTATATAGCTCAATCGAGACGCTGTAGTAATCAACCAGTATCAAGAGTAGCCATTAAGAACATCTTCAGGAAAGCTACAGAAGCACTGGATCTACCATTCGTATTGACACCACATCACGCTAGGCTCAACTATACGAGCCATAGCTTAGCTAATGGTGTAAGCGAAAAGAACCTACAAGCCCAACTAGGGCACTCCAATAGTAATCTAATTCGGACTGTGTATGGGAAAGCCATTGGCAATCGTTTAGAGGAACTAATAGATAAACCTAATGTCTATTACTTCCGATAACGATATATTATCGGAAGTAATTACAATAAGAAAATTGGGCCTAAATGGCCCAATCCCTTATGTTATATAGTTTTTTAGCTTATTGAGCTTATTTACGTTTAAATGTATACGGTTCGTATTCTACATCATTATTACGGTTAGTCCACCAGTTCCAACCAACTCTTGCTAACTTCCAAGCGATGAACCCTACGATGATCCCTAATACTAAGCCTGTTAATACATCTGTTGGATAATGTACAAATAAGTAAACTCTAGAGAATGCTACTACTACTGACAATAGCAATGCTAAAATCCCTAAATATCGCTTCTGAGGCGCTATTTGGCTCAAGCCTAGGTAAATGGTCATGGCAGATGCAAATGAACCAAAACTATGACCTGATGGGAATGAAAAACTTGTTGCTTTTGGTAAAGCTGACTCTAATGGTACCGTAACATTCGGAAAATCTACAAATGGTCTTAAACGAGCCACATTAGGTTTTAATCCTTGATCACCGATGATAAATACAAATCCTAAGGCAATAATTATGGCTACGCCTAATACGCGGTATTTTTTTTGAATCATCAATAATAAGGCGATTAGAATCCATAATGCGCCATTACTAGTGATTTTAGATATAATTGCCATTATTGGCGTTAAAAAACTATATACAAGGTGTTCATGTACATAGAAAATCACAGAGTGATCAAATTGTAAAATTGAGTCCAT